AGCTTTGCCTTCAATGCTGGTCTAGGCAACCTCCAACGCTCTACTATCCGTATGAAGGCTAATAGAGGCGATTGGGAGGGTGCTGCTGAGGCTTTTATGATGTGGACTAAGGGTGGTGGCCGAGTCCTTCCGGGACTCGTTAAACGCCGTCAGTCGGAGATTGCTCTGTTTCTAGCTGAATGAGCAACTGAAGGTAGTGGATGGCTTTTTCTAGATCAGCCTTCCCGCCTTTGTCTCTCCACCTAGTAACGTATTTCACTACGTTGCCTTCACAAAATCCAAGGTTGTTGGCATGGATGTAGACAATAGGCTGGATGCCTTTGTCTTTGTAGTGGTTGCCTGATACCTGTTTATCAAGAGCAGACTTTGGGAACATTGGGCAAATGTCTCCACCACCACAACTGCCGATTGGTTGGCAAGCATTACAAAGCATCACGACTCCTTGACGAACACACCATCTGGACGAAGGTAGCCCTTACGGTCCTTGATTTCCTGATACGCCCCCTTATAGCAACTGACCAGATCAATGTCCATGATGGCGCAGATCATTGTCAGCACGACCATGCAGTCGCCTACAGCGTCTTTGACCTTTAGCATATTGTCTTGCTCAATAGCAAGGATCAACTCGTCAAGTTCTTCTTGAAGTTTGACCTTGGCTTGCGTGAGCGCATTTCCGTTCTGGACAATGCCTCTGGCCTCACCCCATTGGATAACCTTCATTTCTACGTTTGCAAAACTCATTTAATTTCCTTTAAATAAAGTTGGTTATTGATTTGCTATGGCGTGAGCCTGTCTATGATGCGGAGTGCAAAGCCAAACTACATCAAGTGGCCTTGAGTAATCTGGATGGTGTGCCTCTGCAATTTCTCCGCAAACAAAACAAGGTTGTTTTTTTAATTTTCCTGAAGATAAAGCTCGATAAACTTTTGCTTGAGCGTTTTTCCTTTCAGGAAATTTTTTTCGCCACTCATCTTTTTTTGCTTTGTCTACAATTCTTGTTAGATGATAAATTTTGGCTTTTTGTTTTTTGCATGGTTTGCAATATGTTGAATAGCCAGATTTCTGTGCTTTATCAATGCTGAAAAAAGCAAATTCTTTCTGTTCTTTGCAACAAAAACATTGTTTCATGTGAATCTCCATGTGAATCTTGAAGTTTGGCAAAGCGGTGATTCAATCCGCTCTGTCCCCCGTCGGGTTAGCCAGTTCACATTGTACAAGGGAAGGCCTACTCGCTGCGTCTGGTGTCTCTTTGTGGTCCCTGACTAGAACAGGTAACCAGCATCCGCTTTCGGCCAAAAATCAATAGCAGCCGCAAGCCATCTTGCCATTCAGCGTTGGGTGACACTGATAACGTGTACCAACAGGGCAAGCTGCCAAAGCAGTGAAAGCGGCAGATGCCAAAACAATTGCGGTGATAACTTTTTTCATGATAGTTCCTTGATTAAAACGAGAGATCATCAAATGGATCGGGTTTAGCTTTGCTTGTTGGTTGGCTGGATTGACGAACTTGTTCTTTAGGACGCACTGACAGACTGATAAAGCCTGTACCTGCTTTGCTCTGCTTTTTCCAACCAGAGATCCAGTATTCAGTCCCATCGATGTTGATGGAACCGCTCATGTCGGGGTGTTTTTCTTCCGTTTTCTTGTCGTTTTTAAACAACGAACCACGGTTAGTATTATCGAATTCAGCCATTATTTATCCTTTTGCATTTTTTAGTGCAGAACGCACGGTGGAAGACATTTGGTTTGCTAACCAGACACGCTGATCTGGCTCCAATGCCTGTTCGTCAATCATGGCAAGAGCTTCTTTTGCTTTACCCTGGTCAACCAACTCTGTTGCTCCTGCTGCCAAGTCAGTCAGGAATTCTTTGATGTCTTGTGGGAGGTCATCACCAATGCCACCACGGGGGGTAACTACTGGAGCATTGCCTTTCTTTTTGACCCCCTCCTCTGTCAACTTAGGGGAAGAGTCCAAAGCATCGTGTTCAACGATTTCAAGCGCTGCAACCCACAAATACCTGCGAAGGTATGTCTGTACTGCCCCAAGGTTTTGAACCTCATGACAGCCCTTTAAAGCCGCTGTAGACATGGGTGAGGTGATGATGATCCGATCTTCTGGCTTGTAGACATCAATGATGGACATAGACGCTTCTTCTTTGCCAAAACTAATGACTCCTGTCAGGCCATGTTCCGCAAAGATGTGCAAAGCAGGGATCAGGAAGTCCCCCAACTCAAAGTAGTAGTAGTTGGCAAACTTGTTGTGACCTGTTTTCTTAAGCTTGGTCTGGTGAAATTCATCACGAGCAGCATTGAGTTTTTGGTAGATATTCATTTCATTTCCAGTTTGCTGAGTCATATTCGTCTTGGATGATCTGTTTCTGTGTGTCGTCATCAAAGTCTTGGAATTCTATGAAGTGGTTCTCACCACAGCAAGAGCGTTTGTCAGCACGAGGTTCCATGCAATACGGGCAGTACACCACACCATGCAGGTCTTCTTTGGCTTGTTCAATAAAGTCTTTCATTTCTTTTCCTTTGCAAGTACGAACACACGACCAGATGTTTTGTTGTAAGAGCTTTGGACCTTGACAGTCCAGTTCAGTTCATTGCGGCGAATGTAGTCACGCAATGCTTGACCAACCTTGTCGCAGTCTTTTGGCAAACAGGCCATTGACTTGCCAACAGCAAGCTGGCTGAAGATGGATTCATACTTGAAGTTGGTAGGCCTACGAGTCTTTGGCTTGTCATTGGTGATCTTGATCGTGGAAATGTCAACAGGGGGGTGTTGTGCTTTGAACGGGCTTTTGCCGACAAAGGTTGTTTTGATGACGTTGTTCATACTTTTTCCACTTTCTTTGCCAAGAGCCATTTGTCGCCCAGGTAACGTATTGATTTGACCCATTGACGGCAGTTGTGTCGTTGTACGTGTGCTGGCACACCATTGACACAAAACAGTTGACGGACCTTAGTAAGAGCTTGCGTGTTCATTGAGTTCCTTTCGTGAAGCAAGGGAGGTGAATGTAACCTGCCTTTTGAAAATAAAACATAGGGGTTTACCCTTGACCCGCACAATTGCAATCGTGCAGCATTTTTGCGCCAGCAATGTAAGCTGCCTCAGCTTCTTCTTTTGTTGAAAAACAACCCAAGTGTTTGTTTTTTTTGTTTACATAAATTGAAGCGCACCATCTTTTGTTTTGCTTATGCAGCCAAATTCCTTTAATTCCACTTTTAGAATTTGATTGAACTGATATGTTTTGGCGGTTTTGAGAGTAATTAACAACCCGTAAATTCTCTAGCCTGTTGTCATCTTTAATTCTGTTGATGTGATCTATTGGCCCTTTAGGAAGTTCTCCATACGCATACAGCCAAACAAGTCGATGCGCTTTGTGCGTCTTCCCCTTAAAACCAATGACGATATAACCATTTTTATCTTTGCATTCGGAAGATGTACCAATTTTTGCTTTGGGAGTGTTTTTTTTCCTGACAAGCTTTCCATCGCTTGAAAGATCAAAAAACTCTTTGAGAATTTGCTGAGTCAACATGATTGTTATGGATAGTTGAAAAGCCATAGTATAAGGGTTTATCCTAGTTGTTTGTTCTTTGTTTTTTGGTAGGCTTGCCGTATGAAACTAGACAAAATTGAAGAAGTACTGGCATATGACATGATCGTACTTGCCACTGATAGACTCTCCCAGCACCTTGATTCAGAGGACTGGGAAGCCGCTATTGTTGGTGCTTTGGTCAGAGCTGTTGAAATCGCAAGTTACAGGAAAGTAAAACCCATCCATGAAATCTACGAAGCCAAGCCCGTTTGATTGGTCGGCAAAGAAGCCATCACTGTTTAGCAATGCTGAGAGAGCATCCATGAACAGTTTTGCAGTTGTCAAGACCCTTGAGCGAAAGAACACCCACTACTATTCAAAGGCAAAACCAAGTGAGAAATGATTTCCAATATGATGCTCCCCGAGCTGGTCTGATGCCTGAGCCTGATGGCTCTTACATTGTTGACCAACAGAAAGCTGCCTTGCTGGATGCTTACCAAGAACGCAAAGAGCGTCAGCGTGAGTTTGACGAAGGTTGGGATGGGATGACTTATGACTAAGGACACAGGTGGACAAGCGTTTCCGTTGCTGTTTACTCATGCGACAACGCAAGAAGGAATGACCTTGCGAGACTACTTTGCTGCGAAGGCAATGCAGGGGGCTATTGCTCATGGGTTGTTTAATGCTGAAAAATCGTCACAAAATTACGCAGAATATTTATCAACGATTGCCTATGTTTATGCGGATGCCATGTTAAAAGCGAGGGACCAATGAGTAAAGGTTCAGCACCAAGACCCTTTGAGGTCGATCACAAGACATTTGCAAACAACTTTGACAAGATCTTTAAGAAGATCAAGTGTCCTGTCTGTGCCTCTGACAAGTGTCAGGAGAAGCATTTCAAGGACTACGAGAAATGGCATTCCCATAAGAAGTGCGACTCTTGCAACTTCATTTGGGATCGTACATAATATTTGAAACCCGGCTAGGCAGAGAGTAGCTACTCTGCCGAAAAGTGAACCTCCCACCTGCCGTAGTTTCTTTTGGAGGGTTGCGAGGATGCTTCAATGCACTACTATCAGCACCATATTGGCGATTTCGTCCGTGATACCGCTCGTCTAACCGACAGCCAATGTATGGCGTATTTGCGCCTGATTTGGATGTACTACGACACTGAAAAACCACTGCCAGATGACCCGGAAGGTTTGGCTTTCCAAGTGGGGGCAAGTGATCAAGATATACGTCTGATCCTGAAACATTACTTTGAATTTGATGGTGATTTTCACCGTCACAAGCGTTGCGATAAAGAGATTGCTGACTACCATTCCAAGAAGGAAAAGGCGGCAAAGAGTGCGAACGCACGTTGGAACAATCCAAACGCTATGCGAACGCATACCGAACGCATTGCGAACGAACGTGTTTTGGATGCTAACCAAGAACCAAGAACCAAGAACCAAATAAAGAAAGCAACTACCGTTGCTGCGCCTGACGGCGTGTCATCAGAAGTTTGGGAATCTTTTGTCCAACACCGTAAGGCCAAGAAGGCTCCAATCACCCAGATTGTTATGGATTCTTTTGAAGAACAGGCCAAGCTTGCTGGATGGACTTTGGAAAACGCTTTGAAAGAAGCTTGCGTCCGTGGATGGCAGTCTTTCAAAGCTGAGTGGGTTGCTAAGAAGCATGAACCACAAAACCAAATGACAGCAGCAGAGCGGCTGAAAAGGATGGCAGGATGATCGGCCATGAACCCCTAATCAAAATGAGGATGGCTGGGAAAGCACCCCAGTACATCTCCATTGAAGACCACAAGTCCCTCAATGCCCATGAGTGGCATGAGTGGGATGACTACCCAACCATCTGTGTGGTCAAAGATGAACTCCATACCCTTGACCTACGTTTTGTCATTGGCCTGACAGTCTTCCTGACAAGCTTTGATGAGCGTAGAGCCAAGGCAATCCACCAGAAGCTCATTGATTGCAAAGCAAGGGTAATCACCAGTTCCGTTCTTCTTGCAGGTCTTCCATACTTCAAGCAGACCGCCTGGTCAGAAATTTATATTGGGAAATGAAATGGCACTTGTAATAACACCCGACACAATCGACTTCACCAAGTATCTGAAAGAAACCGACAACCAAACCAAG